CATTGACCATTGTTCAGGAATAAATAAACCTGACATACCTTCAGTACCTTTATGATCTATTAAATTAGTTTCTACAGCATAAACATCTTTAGAAGTAGGATTGAGGATCATATCTTTGAGCGGGTTACATTGTGACAAGTCACCTACGGATCCCGCTGCTATAAATAATCCTGTAGTAGTAAGTCCTGATCTCATTGCGGGTCTCATATACTCATATGTCTTATCCATCTTAGGTGCAATTCCAGCCTCCTCATGAAAGAAGTATTTAACAGGACCCCCTACACCATTTGTTGGATCTTTCTCAAATGACATACCTTGTATAGTTCCTTTAAGACCTACTTCAGTTTTTCTGTTACCTTTTCTAACCTCAATCTTTTGCTGCCACATCATTACCTTGCTTGGGTTCATTGGTCTATACCATGCAGTATGTTCATTTAAGAATGCAGCATATTCATCTAAAAACTTCCAAGATCCTTTTTCATTAATGTAATCTTTAAGACTAGCCCCTATCTTTAGCGTTACCCCTGGCTCAAACCATTGTTGATTAATAAGCTTTGCCATGTGATAATAAGAAGATGCTATCTGACGTTTCTTTAATATAGCAACATGTTTGTAGTTTAACTCTGCTAGTATCTCATATAATGCCATATGATATTGAGCATCTCTAATATCAGCAAATCCAAACTTTTGTATTTCTTTATTAAATATTGGTAAGAAGTTTAACCACATATAGTAGTCTCTTGCTATATACCAAACCTTATCTTTTGATTTAAATATTACTCCTTTTCTGCATTTCTTCTTTTCACCTTCCCAGTAATTAATAAAATCCCTAGATTTAAACGGAGCTGCACAATAAAATCCTTGTTTATTAAACTTAGTAGCTTCTCCATTAAATTCTTCAGAAGTTTCATCAAAGTCATACTGACCAGGTTCTTTAAACAAACCTCTTACGTAAGCTGCAAACTCTTCCCTAGTATTAAAGTCTGTACTAGTCCATGTACCATTATTCCAAGTAGGAATATCCTGATATATTTCCGTATCATTGGTCATATCCTAATCCTATCCCACCCCTTACATTACTTTGTTGTTCTTCCTGAAGGTCTTTATAAGCTCCTTTAAATGATTCTCTAATTTGTTGATATTTAGCAGCTGCATTTACCAAAGAGTTGATGTTACCATCTCTACCATGTTCAATGGGTGTAGTTTGCATATATCTACCCAATCTATCTAACATAGCTGCAATACCTTTATATGCTCTGGATGTTGGTGTCTGATACATCTTTTCACAAAACTTAAGTGCTGCCCATACATCATCATCTTCTGTAGAAATCTCACCTTCTACTTCTTTCATTATAACTTCTTCTTTTTCATGTTCAGGAGTATGAAAGAAAGGATTCATATCAGGATTAGGACATGTCATATAAAATAAATACTGGTAAATCTTTAAATAGTCTTCTGGATAATTATCCATTACATCTTTAAGAGATTTTAATGTATAACAATGTTCCGTAGGAACTACTTTACCGTTTTGTATATCAAATAGTTTTGCAATCATTTCTTTTTTAATTTTTTTCTATTATCATGTAAATAATGTATTAATGATATTACTTCATCCTTTAAATAAGGAACTGGTATTTGAACTAAATCTTTTAACACGGGATCTCCTTCTTTTGTGTATTTAGTAATAGGATAACCATGTTCATCTTTACCTTCTTCTTCAAACTGAACGTGATGAATAAACATAGACCCAGCCCTTAACTTTGGATTATGCTTTATTATAATATACATATAAATACTGAGTTGTAAAGCATAATGACTAAAGTTGCAATCATCTAAGTGATTAAGCGGAAACTGCATTTTTTGAGAAACACCTTCCCAATCTACATAAGATTGCATTTTAATTTCTTTATTAGTTTTATAATCTATAATACTTACTTTACCATTAACAACTTCAACTAGATCAGATTGTCCACAGATTCCTGCAGATTTTAAATATACCATATGCTCTGGATATACACCTGGATCTAATTTTTGTTTTGGTGCATGCTTTACACCATTTTCTTTTAATATTGGTGTAAATATAGGAACTGTAGTTCCTTCTCTTTCTATTGAAGCCAAAGAACATAAATCAGATTCTCTTTGATTATGATAAAATGTTCCCAATGACATAGCTCTTTCAGATTCTTTTTTCCACACAGCTTCTATATCTTTTGGTTTCATTCCATACCACTTAGACTTTTTTCTTTTAGACACTTTTTGTGCTACTTTTTTAGCATCAAAAGGTTCTTTAAAAAATGAAGTAAGTGTTGTTACACTTACCCAGTCTATATAATCATCTTGATTTAACGATTTATAGCTATGATCTTTTTCTGTAAATACTATACTCATAATTCTCCTAATTTATCTTCTTCAGATTCTGTCATCAAAGCCGTCCATTCTCCTATTGGACATTCTGCAGATAAAGCTCTTGTTTTAAATCCAAGAGAGCATCCACAATTACCACAACATGGTTGTGTACCAGGTACTTCACACTTTGAACCATCTAAGTTTATTTCTAAACATTCTTTACATATTGCCATTCTTTTTGCAGATACATCCTCTACAAAATCATCTCGCATTACAGAGTTTTTAATACCCTCATAAATTTGCTTTCTATTCTTCCAAATTTTTTTTAAGTCCACGTTTATTTTTTAAAAATTCTTCTTTTCTTTTTTGTTCAGCTTCTATTTGGTCTTTTATTGAATATAAACCTTCTAACTTATCTTCTAAAAGTTTTTTATTATAATATGCTGAATATGTAGATGTATCATGATTTTCTAAATATTTTTCAAATCTTGGTATACCTTTATCTATAGATCTTTTTTTAGCTGCAAAAACACCCAGACCTGTTATATTTATTCTTGGATGATGAAGCTCACTTAATAATGTTCTTACATTTTTATAATAAAATTCTATTACACTCTCTACTAAAAGTTTTGATACATCATTCCTATCAGCTATTTCTTGATATAAAACATTAGCTTTTTTAGGTTTCATTTAGCTAGAAATTTATAATCTAACATTACAGTTCCCAAAGTTTCTACATTAAGATTTTTATTAATCTCAATTACTTTTTTATTTTTAGAATCTTTGATAATAAGTTTAGACTTAATACACTTATTAATACAATTTCTTACAGTTTGCTGCGATTTAAATATCTTATGTTCTTCAGCAGCATCATAACAAAAGTGAGTTAATTCTATAGGTCCTAAAATACTAAGTAATGTTAAACATTCAAGATCTGAATCACTCACCGTTATTTTATTCAAATAACAGTGAGTGATTAGTTGAAATTTAATAATGTCTCTTTTAGACATTATTACTTTTTTTTGAACCTGTTTAACAATAGCCATTATGCATCTTGTTTTTTCAAGGTTCTCTTTTTAGCCTTAGGTTTTGCATCAGGTGCTTCAGGCATTGGTTCTTCCTCTTGAGGATTCATCATTTGCGCATATGCCATTTGAATTTGAGTTCTTTTAAGTCTCATTTCATCAATTTCAGATAGCTTTGTTTCATAATTTAACTGTGCTTCAAGATAAGGCATAGATTCCGTGTAAAACTTTAACATTTCCTCTTTTCTTTGTGCAAGTTCTTCTGGTGATAAATTTTCTGGATTTTCCATTGGTTTAAATTTTTATTTAATCAAATATACAAATAAAGTTTAAACTTCTATGGTTTAAATAAAAAAACCTGAGCTTTTAAACCCAGGTTTTATAACTCACCTATGAAAAAATTATACTTTACCTTCAGCCTCTACTTGTTGTATCATCTGAAAATGAACTCTTGCTATTCTATCTCTACCTTCTTCTGAAAGTAAATATTTATGACAGTTATTATAGTTTGTCATAAAAAAGTTTTCACTTAGTATTGCAGGCATAGATGTTCCTGTAAGTACAGTAAAACTAGCTTCCTTATCATTATCACCATCAGACCATTTATCTGATCTCATATACTCTCCTTTGAACTCTCGTGCAGCTTTTTCAAAGAGTACTGTAGCTATGTCATCTGATTTAGTTTGTCCTGGTGAAGTGTACACACTCCAGCCATTAGCAGACTCATCAGAAAAAGCATCTGCATGTATACTTACATATATGCAAGGTTTATCTGATGACTTGGCTATCTTATTAGCTGAATTAACGCGATCTGAGAGACTTACGTCTTCTTGGGTATCTACTAAGTTAACATGCAAAATGTTATTCGCTTGACACATCCTAACTAATCTATCTACTATAGCTCTATTAAATTCTCCTTCATAAAGAATAGAACCATCATCCCAAACAGGAGATCTTTTACCAGCTGTTTGATATACACCATCTATTATGCCACCATGACCATTGTCAAATATCCATAAATATTTTGATTCATTTGGATCCACTTCTGTAATTGATAAATCAAATTTTGTATTACAGTGTGGACATGTTATTATTTTTTCCATATAGATCTAATTATAGCAGGCAATACAAAGAAAGCTGCAAAGTATAAGAATAAGAATAGCGGAGTTACCCCATTTTATTTTTTGTTTCTAATCCGTGTTAATTTATCAATAGAAGTTAATCCTAGTGATCCAAATGCAAATAATGCTACAGCATCTACTAAATACTCAGCTGGTTTAATATCACCGTGAGTAAATGTATTTGCTATTAATGAAACAACTAATGCTAATACGCAAAGTAAACCACCTAATCTTTTAGAAGAGTAAACTCCTGTTTCATCACTTAATAATTCTTTAAAAAATGTTTTCATCTCTTTTTTTTTATAAAGTTAAATAATCTGTATAGACCGTATAATATAACAAGAATGATAGCAACTAATAAAATCCAATTTATTATTTTTTTCCAAGTTGGAGTTCTTTCATAATATTTAATTGGAATTTTTCTTTCTACTATCTTTTCTACTGTAATAGTATCACATTCCCCTTTAATATACACATTCTTTTTTATTGTGTCGTGGAATATTTTTACAGTAAGTCTTTCTTTTTGAAGAACTAAAGTGTCTCTTGTTATCTGTGTAAAGAAGTGTTGACTAATAACTGTATCATGTACTACTTTAGGAACTTCTACTCTAACCGTATCGTGTATAGTTAAAGTATCTGTAGTAAGTAAATGTGGAAATTTATCAATAAGTCTAGTAAATCTTCTTTGCGGAGTGCATGCTAAAACTAAACTAGTTAGCAGTAAATAAAATATTATTTTCATATCCTTTGGGATAAATGAGTAATCTCTTTTTCTTTTGTATCCACAAACCGTGCAAGTTTTACCTTTTTGTTTGGTATATCCTATACAGTTTGGACAATAGTGTGTAATAAGCTTACTAATACCTATTTTAATTTTATTGCGTGTATAGCCTCAATAATTTCTATTTTCATTTTAGCCATATCTTCTCTAAGTTGAGAAATAGATTGTTCATTCTTTTCTCTATTTACATCAACCTTAGTCTTTAAATCATCAATTCTTTTATGCACTCTTTCAGAGGCCTCCTTTTTAGTAGTTTTCATTTCCTCTAAATCTTTAGTAAGATTGTCTAGTGTTAATTGTTGTATAGTTACTTTTCCTTTTAAAGTGTGCCATACACCTAAAGCACCAGTTAATGATACTAATAATGCTATAAAAGCATCAAAACCTATTTGTAAACCTGAAACATCCATTCTCTCTTGTATAAATAATAAACATATAACTATAATATACAAAAAATATTTAAATATACCAGTAAATACGTAGGTTTAAATAGGAAATTTATGGGAGTCTACTTGACACAAATGGACATCTCCTTTTTCTTTACTATTAATGCGTCTATATTCTATATTTAAAATGCGACCTCCTGTAGGCTTTATTGGTGCACCTCTTTCAACATGCCACCCTTTACTACCTGATCCATATTCCTCTTTATAGGTTCCTGTGATCATCATGTGAAGTTGTTTTTGCACATGCCTATAAGAAGCTCCTCCTTGTACACAAACATCTCTAACATCATTTCTAGCAGCGTTTTCATGTATATGACCCATAGTAAATACATCAAAGTCTTCGTACATTTCCAATGCTCTAGTAAGATTAAGTGCTCCTTTAGTTACTACACCACCACCCCCAGAACCGTGGAAGTATTTTATTTTAATAGACCTTGTAGAATCTTTTGTATTAGGCTTCTTTCTTACTATCTGATTTACTATAAACCAACCACCATAACCTCCTGCCATTACATTAGAGTCATTTTTAAGATTAAGAAGTTTTACAAATCTAGCTAGTATATCGGTTTCTTGAAATTTAATAATAGCTGTTTCATGATTACCATACCCAATAACTGTTATTAAATGAGCATATGGTGACCACCAATCTACCGCTGTTTCTACAATACTATCTAAATACTGAGCATTATTATGTTCTGGTCTAATATCTGATTTATTTCGTCTATTGTCACCTCTTCCTTGCATCAAGCAAAACATATCGCCATTTATATGAATTGGAATGGATTCTTTTAAACAGTAATCTAAATCTTTTTTTAATAGTTTCCAATCACATTTAGGATTATCCCAATGTAAATCTGAAAACATTGCAATACGTGCTTTACTACCCTCAAGCTTAAGCTCATGGATGTTATTAGCATGTTTAATTAATTTCATATTTTTATTTTTATGGTTCTTTGGAGAGACCCATTTTTTACAATGTCCACTAATTTAGTAAATTCTTAACAAAAACCAAACTTATTTGTCTAATCAAGATCAGAATCAGGTAAAGACCATGTATTTGTGCTCATCAAAGCAAGTGCTTCTGAATGTGTTAAAGTTTCTACTGGTGTAATAGTACCATCTGTTATAAAACTTGGTGTGCTATTCCACTTTAAAACAAACTGTGATTCGTCTATTGATTTTCTTATTGTATTTTCAGATGTTTCGCCTACTTGTGAAAAGTCAATATTTTCTAAATCTGCTATATTAATTATTGCGTATGTTTCTGCTATTTTTTTCATTTTTTTGGTATTGGCTGGTCTATTACTATAAAGCTTGTTGGATTTCCTAATATTTCTTGTATTGATTCATCAAAAACAATATACCAAAATATAGGACTATCTTCGGTTGCTTCATTGTAGTCTACCCAATAGATTGTTTCATCGCTTGGTGTTTTAGGTAATCCATAAAAATCAGCACATTCTTTTCGTGCTTCAATAGCTTCTGCTTTATCCGTGTATTTGTAGC